AGCTCGCGGCTGTTACTACCGGAGATGCCTACTGGGACGAGCACGGAAAAGACGGGGCCGCGCTCTATGCGCCGGCGAAGGTCTTCAGCGAGTACGCCCAGCAAGTGCAGGAGAAAGCGCCGTTCACTGGCGTTTCGATCCGGGCGCGCGGCCTTTATGCCGAGGGTAATCGCAAGGCGCCGGACGGTAAGCCGGGCCTGATCGAGCGGCTGACGAGCGCCGATTCAATCGATTTAGTCACCAAAGCGGGACGCGACGGGAAGCTCCTGCTCGAGTCCGCATTGGAAGGAGAAAGTATGGACGCAGCCGACATACGCGAGCTCAAGAATGAGATTCGCTCATTACGTGAAAGCATGGTGCGGGAAAAGGAAGGCGCGCAAGCGATTAGCGAAGCCTTGAACGGAATCCGTCTGCCCGGGCCTCCGCATGTCGTTGCGCTCACGCGCGGCCGCATCGCTGAGCGGCTTACGCCTTTACTGCCCTTCAAAGACGGCAAAATCGACACCGAAGCTCTCGCCAAGTTGGTCGAAAGCGCAGCCATCGAAGAGGCGCGCTTTCTGGCGCAACTCGGCTACGGAAACGGAGTGGCTTCGATGGGCACGCGCATGACGGAGGCCGAGATTAAGAAGCTCACCGAGGACGATGGCAAGGCATGGGAAGAGCAGTTTGATGAATCCATGAGCCGCCTCGCGGATGTCTTCGTGGGCAAAAAGATCAACGAAGGCGAGCAGAGCGAAGCTCAGCGCATGGAGCGCAAACGCATGCGCCGGATCTTCAAGGAAGGGAGGGCCGCCTAATGGCTGCCAATAAAACCCGCGAACGCCTCACCGGCATTGAGCTCAAGATGCCGGGTGCCGCCGTGATCGCCCCCGGCGATGTGCTGGTCTTTGGGCCCGCGGCCGGACCGAACCTCATTGGCATCGCCAATGACGGCCAGAACATGACCACCAAGCCGCCGTATTACTCCAATAGCGGTTATCTCACGCTCGATACGGAAGGCTCTTTCAACCTCTCGGTGGCCGCCGTAGCGACCAACATCACGCCAGGGACGCCGATTTATGTGCATCTCGGCACCACGGATGCTCCATCGGGAATCAGCTATGGCAACACGCTGAATAACACCGCTACCGGTGGCTTCCTGGTGGGCCTGGCGGAGACGAACCTGACGGCCGGTAATACGGGAATGGTGCGGGTCAGCTTGAAAGACGGGATCAGCTAAAGGAAACCACAATGACTCCACTTGACGATGTAGTGAAAAATTGGGGCGACTTCAGCCCGCGCATTACCGGCCTGCCTTCCGCGACGACCCATCCGGCGCATGAGGGCTTCAATCCCGGCCGCGTTTCCTCAGCCGAGCTGGGCGAGTGGAGCGGCGCGCCGCGTACCGTCAACGAGCCGGGCTTCGCCAATATGACCCACCGGGTGCGCGAGGTCTATTCCGACGTTTGGCGCCGGCGCCGCTACGAATCGCGGTTATCGGAAGCCGCACGCTTGATCTATCGCGGCTTCAATGGCTCTAAGCGCGACTTGCTGAATCTTCAAGAAGCGATGTCGATCGGCGATTTCCCGAACCTGTTCGGTGATGTCATCGACCGCGCCGTGCTCGCCAACTACGTCGAGACGCCTTACACCTGGAATATGATCGCGCACGAGGCCGAGGTCAACGACTTCCGGCCCGTGAAGCGCTTCCGCGTCGACGGCGGCACCGGGCTGCTGGGGCCGACAGACCCCACCCTCACGGCTTTCGGCGGCCTGGTCCCGCTGGAGCGTGGCGCGAACTATCCCGAGGACTCTTTGGCCGTCCCGGCGCCGTACACGTACGAGCTCTTTAAGCGCGGCAAGCGCATGCCGTTCTATTGGGAGACCTTCGTCAACGACGATCTCCAAGCCATCAAGGACACGCCGGCCAGATTTGGCCGCGGCGCCCGGCGCGAAGAGGAGTACTTCTGCACCGCCTTGTTCGCCAACAACTCGACGTTTTTCAGCGCCGCCAACAAAAACATCGTCACCGGCGCACTGGTCGGCGACACCGGCGCGGATCAACCCGCGCTCTCGATTCACTCGTTACAGCGGGCCATGATCGTGATGATGAAGCAGGTCGATACCACGGGCCATCCCATCTCGATCGAAGCCATGACGCTGGTGGTGCCGCCGTCGCTCAAGACCGTCGCTCAGAACATCCTGAACACCGATTACGTGTTCATGGCCGACCAGGGCGGCACGGTGATTCAAGGCAGCACTACGCCGATGATCGCGCAGATGCTCCACGCCATGAACTGGGCCAAGAACATCGTGCGCCTGGCGGTCAATTACTACCTGCCGATCGTCGACACGACTTATGGCAACACCGGCTGGTATCTGTTCGCCAATCCCGAGTCGGGACGTCCGGCCATCGAGATGGGCTTCCTGCGCGGGCACAAGACGCCGGAGCTGTTCATGAAGCTGCCCAACGCGGTGGCGATCGGCGAGGGACAGATGGGGCCCGGACCGGGCGTGATGCCAGGCACGGCAAATGCGAATCCTATGGAAGGAGACTTCGACACAGATTCGATCCATTACAAGATACGTACGGTGAAGGGTGGGTGTTTACTGGACCCCTTAATGGCCGTCTATAGCCAAGGAACGGGCTCGGGCGCATTGCTGGCCGAAGCTTCCACCGGCGGTCCGCATCCAGGTGGCACTCCGCATGCGGCCAAGGAACCCGAGCGCGACACGGAGGCCAAGCACAACAAAAAGTAGCGGGTATGCATGGCCTTTACCTACGACTGGACGAATGCTCCGACCATCGCCATCATTCGCCTGATGGTGGGCGATACGGACTCGGCCAATCCGATCTTTCAAGACGACGAGATCAACGGTGCGCTCAATCTCAACAGCTCGCAGAACATCATCGTGGGCTTGAGCGGCTACTATCCGCCCACGCTCTCCGGCAACGTTTACAGCTACGGCCGCGCGGCCGCGATGCTGCTCAACGGTTTGAGCGCCACCAAGGCGCGCGTGGTCGTCACCAAGGTGCTCGATGTCAGCGTCAATCCCGAGAGCGCTTCGAAAGCACTCAAAGACCTGGCGCAGAGCTACATCGATCAGGAAACTTCTGCGGGCTACTTCTCGGTCGCGGAGATGGGACAGGACAGCTTCTGGATGCGGGAGCGGCTTTGGAAAATGCTCTACCGGCAGCAGGCATGAACCAGAGCCTCACTTACGATTTTGCCTCGCTGCCCAAGATGGTCGAGGATGCCGGCTTGATGCAATCGGTGTGCACCATCCAGGCACCGAGCGGCAACCTGGGTGTTTCCGGCGCGCCGGACGGAACCTACGCCGATGTGACCGGTCTAGTGAACCTTCCCTGCATGAACGCGCCGGAATCGGTGGGGAACATCGCCGCGACCGAGATCAAGAACATCGCCGAAATCATGAGCGTCAGCCTGCGGCATGTGCTTCTGAACGGTTATTACTCGCAACTGGACGGGTTGAACTGGGGCCAGATCGGCTGGCACGCGATTGTCGACGGCGTTGAGTACGACATCCTCGGAGCCGAGCGCGACTCGCAGTTTTCGCAGACGCGGCTGAAACTGAGGCTGGTCACAATATGAGCATCTCGGCAACGGCAACGTGGACACCGCGCGGCGACTCGGGCCGCTTTACCGAGGTCGTTATCTCGCCAGTAGTGCTGGAGACGGTGCGGCAGGCGGGCGAAATGATCCAGCAGGCCGCGCGGCGGCTGTGTCCAGTGGCTACGGGCGCTCTGCGGGATTCCATCATGGTCGAGGTGGAGCAGCTCGACAAAACCGTCCGCGCGAGCATCGGGCCCACGATGCATTACGCCGGCTATGTGGAATTCGGGACGGGGATCCGCGGCGCATCGTCGCCTGGCGCCGGCCAGGGGCCCTACTCACCGACTTGGCCCGGCATGCCCGCCCAGCCGTATATGCGGCCCGCTCTCGACGAACAGCGCGAAAACATCAAGGATCTGTTCCGCTCGAATATCTCGACAGCCATCAGGAGTCCGTATGCATGACGACGCCGCTCAAGCACAAGATCCGCACTGCCGCGGCGGCCGATGCCGGCCTCTCGGGATTGCTGGGAACCAATCCATTCCGCTGGTACAACATGCAACTCCTGCAGGGCAGCGGCTTTCCCGCGATGGTGGTGCAGATCATCTCGACGATCCCGAAGTACGGCTACACCATGCGCGCGCAGAATCCGGTCGAGAATCGCGTGCAGTTCAACATTTGGGGCGGACCGGGCGAATCCGGCTGCCAGGCGGCCTACGATGTCGAGAACGCCCTCAAGACCTTTCTCGACACGTTCAACGCCATCGGCACGCCCAATCTGGCGCTTTATCCCAACAAGATCACGCTCGAACGCGACGGCTTTTTCATCCAGACCGACACAGGGATTTACCAGCGCTTGCTCGACGTGATGATCTGGGACAACCAACTGCTTTAGGGAGATTTTAATTATGCCAGCCGGTGTATCCGCGATTGCCGACCACGTATCGGTAGCAGGTCTTTTACTCTCGGTAGGCTCAGCCACAGCTTCGCCGCCGACCTATACGCCGGTGTGCAACATCAGCGACCTGACCGTGCCGATCACCGCCACCGAAGTGCTGGTGACGAACGTATCGGATACCTGGGTGCGGCGCGTGCCCACGCTGCTCGACATGGGTAAGGTCACCTTCTCGATCTTCTGGGTCATGAACGAGCCGAGCCACATGAATGCCGCGGGTCCGCCCGAGGGCCTGCGGTATCTGCTGATGAACCGCATTCTGTCCGCCTGGCAGGTAACTTATCCCACCGGCTCCACGCCGCCGCTCGATCAGTTCAACGGCTATGTGACGTCGTTTCAGATCACCGGCAAGGTGGGGGATGTATTCAAGGCGACGTGCGGGATCGGCACCACCGGCACGCCAACGTTGTGCTAGGAGGCCGCATGAGCGAACAAAACGGGAGCGAGCCACGCCAATATCCGCCCATCAAATATCCGGTTATCGAGATTCCCGGCAAGGGAAGTTTCATCGTCAAGTTCGGGCCGCTGGCTGCGATCGAGCTCGAGGACATGGGCGTGAACGTAAACGATCTCATGAAGGCGTTCCAGGAATGGGCCCCGCAAGTCGATCCGATCACCGGCACCCAAATCCCCGGGCGCGCCAACTATACGGTGCTGCTCAAGGCGTTATCGGCTACCATTCGGCATCAAATCGAGATCCCGTGGCGAGAGCTCGCGGCCTGCTTCGAGAACATGGAGCAGATGACCCAAGTGGCCCGCGCCATCTCCGAAGCCTGGATAAAAGCCTACCCCTCCGTCGAGATCAAGCTGCGGGAGTCGGCGGCCCGCGAGCCGGCGGCGGGGAATCCAGTTCCAACGCCGATTCAATAAAACCGGACTGGTTGAGACTGTGGGCGCTGTGGACCGCGCCTGCTCCTTTGGGCTTGGGCATCACTCCGGAAAGACTCTGGATGCTTTCCTGGCGCGAGCTCGAGGCCTTGCGGGAACGCTACGACCATTACCAGCAGCAGCAGCTTGAAATGTGGGCCGCGAATCGCGCGGATTTGCACAACGCTTGGATGACACGCAAAGATGGCCAGCCTTGGACCTCGGAAGACTTTCTGCCGGACACCCCCGAAACCGCGCAAAGGAAAGCCGAGCGGATAACGGCGCGCGCGCGAGCTGCCCGCGATCAGGCGGAAGTGGCCATGCTCAATGCGCGGTTGGGGCGAATGCGGCCGGGCGATACCGAGGGCGTGCCGGAGTGGGCACTGAGGATTAAGTAAATGTCGGTAGCTGCGAGCATCGGCGATATCGATGTAAACATTATCGGCGACTGGTCGGACTTGCAAGCGGCCATTGATGCCGCAGTAGCCGCATCGCAGGCGGGTGGGCAGGAGATCGCGGGGGCGTTTACTGCCGCTGCACAAGATGCAGGTGGATTGGGGGCGGCGGCTAGTGAAGCTACGCCGCAAGTCGAAGGACTCGGGCAAGCCGCTCAGCAGGCTGGAGAAGGCGCGCACGAAGGCGCTGGCGCCTTTGAGGGCTTCGGGGAATCGCTGAATCTCGCGGCTGAATTTGCTGGATTCAATGTCGGGCTCGAACAAATTGTCGAAACCCTCAAGGAATTCGTGACTGAGGCAGTGGAAACCTACGCCGCAGTCCAGCGCGTGGAAACGTCGCTTACCGCGCTGACGGGTTCAGGCGAAGTTGCGGCCGGGATGATCGAAGACCTCAAGGCTCTAGCTCTCTCGGATGCATTGAGCTTCCCATCCCTCGCGCAAGCCGCGCAGCGCATGACCGCACTCGGCTTTTCGACCGAAGAGACGATGACGACCCTGCAGGCCGCAGCCGATGCCTCGCGTGCTTTGGGAACGGATTTTACTACCGTTGCCGATACCATCGACCGGATCGGTTTATCCGGCAATGCGATGGGGCGCACGCTGGCTAGCCTTGGGCTAACCACGGATGATCTCGCGAAAGTCCTGGGCGTGGCTGACGATCAGGTTAAAAACCTCTTCAAGTCGATGGATGTGGCTGACCGCGTTGAAGCATTGGATCTTGCTCTGCAAAAATTTGCGGGCACCGCGCAAGCCACCGCCGGCGATCTGGCGGGCACTTGGCAGAACGCAAAAACGCAATTTGAGTTCGCGGCCGAGGAATTGGGCAACGCCTTAGCACCAGCCATCATCACGGTGCTGAATGCCATCCAGCCGCTCATACCCCTGATCGGCCAGGCGGCCGGCCTCGTAAAACCGCTGGCGGACGCCGTGGTCGAGGCGGCGGGAGCTTTTTCGGTTCTCAAAACCACGGTTGCCGAGGTTCTCTCTCCGCTCAAGGAATTGACTGGAACGGGCGGACTGGGCATCAAGTGGACCGATTTCATCCCGCCGCTACAGCAGTTCGTCGCAGAATGGAAGGCGCTGGCCGAAGCCGCAACCCTGGCCGCAGCGGCGATCCGGGCCTACAAAAACAACACCGATATCGGCACCGAGCTGGACTACATCCGCGAGCACATGGCGGCAGTGAGCGCGGGTTTCTGGGATCAGAAGCAGAAAACCGATCAGACCGGAGAGAGTGTAGAGCAGTTTCGAACGCGCATAGCAGGCCTCGGAAACACGCTGACACAAACTACAAGCGCCACGGTTTCTACGATTGCACAGCTCAAAGAATTAGGCCTTATCGGAGAAACCAATCCCTTCAAGACCCTCGATGACAGCGCCCAGAAGGCTTTCGATCAGTTCCAGCGAGGTTTCGCGGGCCTGGATGAGCAATGGAACGAGGCTGCTGCGGGTATCAACGTTTCCAAGCTCTACGACGAGTTTATCCGGCTCCAGGCCGAGATGGTCCAGGCCGGCGCCCAGGGCTCGCTCGGCTTCGCGCAAGTCTCGGATGCGTTGAAGATCCTGAACGATTACGTCCTCCAGAACGGCGTGGGCCTCGAGAAGGTCACTGCGGACGTTGACAAGAACATCCAAAAGCAAATCGACGACTGGGATAAACTTGCGGGCAAAATCGGCGACGTGCCGCCTGCGATGGGCGGTGTCACCGATGCGATGGTCAAGCTTCAGGACCAGACCACCAAAAACCAGCAGCAGTACCAGGATCTGCTGACCGCTTATGTCCAACTCGTGAATTGGGGCACGCTTTCTGGCAGTCAGGTGGAAGAAGCCTACAAGCAACTAGAGACAGCCGCCAAAAATGCAGGCGTGAGCGTACAGGAGCTCACAACCGATATCCAAGGTACGGAAATCGAGCTGGGCAATCTGCCGGTCCTGACGCAGGCGCAGATTAGCGCCACGGATCAGATGCGCGAGCATTTCCTGACCGCCACTACCGCCGGCAAATCGATGGGCCAGGAAATTGGCCAGGCTATTGACCGCGACCTCGCCAAAGGCATCAGTGACGTGATCTTGCAAACCGGCAATCTTTCGCAGGCCTTCACCAAGCTCGGGCAGGACGTGCTCGACGTGATCCTGAACAAGCTCATCAAGCAGGGGATCGATGCGCTGATGTCGAAGCTCTCGGATTTGGGCGGGATGTGGACCAAGATCTTCGGGCCTAGCGGAGGCGGCGGAGGAGGCGGAGGCGGAGGCGGAGCAGGCCTGCCCCTTCCCGGCGGAGGCGGGGGTGGCGGAGTTTCGAGCGCGGTCGGTGGCGCGCTCTCCGGTGCGATGGGCATGGTGGGCGCCATCGGCGCGGTGGGCTCTTTCGTCACCGGCGTCATCGGCGACATCCAAAATGCGCATCAGACCGACATCCTGCGCTCGATCGAGCTCAACACCCGCGAAACCGCGATGTTCATCGGGGGTCTGGGCGGCGGCGGCGTGCAGGACTGGCTGCACATCATTGCCGTCAATACCACGCCTTTGTTGAATATCAACACCTGGATTCACGATGCCTGGGTCGGCCTCCTGAGCGACACCGACAACATCAATACCAACATTAAAAAATTGGCCACCATGCCTCTCACGGTGAATATCACCATCAACGGCGCGCAAAGCCCACAGCAGACCGCGCAGGCCGTGGCGAGTTATCTGAAAAACGTCTCGCCCGCATTCTCACCCTAATCATGGCTATAGGAGTTGTCATCGCAGGCGTGAACCGCGCCGGCTATCTCGACAACGTGGATAGCGGCAAGGGCGGCCAGACCAAATACACCGTGGCCAGCGGCCAGCGCGGCACGGCCAGCGTTTCCCTCCGCGTCCATGCCGGCGATACCTATGCGCCGCTGGTGGGCAATCCCATTGGCCTCTACGACCAGGCCGGCCAGCGCGTTTTTGGCGGGCTCATTACCGAAATCGTAAAGACCAACGAAGGCAATACGCAGGAAACGCTTTATGTTTGCACCTGCGCGAGCTTCGAGCGCCTGCTGGACAAACACCGCATTGAACCGCAGTCCTATTTCAATCAGACTGCGGGCGCAATCTTTACCGCTATCTTCAACTCATTGCCTGGGGAGACGATTATACTGGGCCAGGTCGATGCCGGGCCGGTAGTTCCGAGCGCAGTATATCGCCATGAGGTCGTGACCGATGTCTTCAACAATTTGGCGACGGACGCGAACTTCGTTTGGGGCGTGGATCCGGCGACGGAAAAGCTCTATTTCCGCGCACCCACGAGCGTCAATGCGCCTTTTGATTTAACCGGCGATCCGTTGACCGGCGCCGGTGTGCTCTGGGACACCCTTGAATGGGACACGGCGCAGCAGGATTTCCGCTCCCGGCAATACATCACCGTCAATATGCAGGCCATGCCGACGGATACGGACCTGATGACGGGCGACGGGACCACCACCAGCTTCACGCTTGGCAACCGGGTGGATACGGTCACCGCGGTAACCATTTTGGGCGGGCCGGCTTCCAATATGGGCACTGCCGGCAGCTTGGCCTTCAATGACGGCGACACCATCACGGTGGGAAGCGTCACTTACACGGTCAAGACTGCGATCGATAATCTCAGTCCGAACGAAGTGCTGATCGGGTCCGATTCGGCCGGGACCATGAGCAATCTGGCGGAGGCGATCAACGGCGGCCCGAACATGGGAACGGATTTTTCAAACGGTACCGTTCCCAATCCGCAATGTATCGCCACGTCGAACAACAACACTATTACGGTCACGGCGATCATCAGCGGCACCAGCGGCAACACGATTCCGACCACCACCACCTGCCAGCCCGACGAATTTAGCTGGCCCACGGATACGCTTTCAAACGGCAATGACGGGCCGACGCGCGCCGCAGTCAATGGCATGTTCAGCGGCTTGCCGGCGGCCAACGATACCGTCACGATCGATGGCATCGTTTATATCTTCGTCGCCACGCTCGACAACACCAGCTCCAACCAGGTACTCATCGGAGGTACCGCGGATGCCTGCGCCAATAATCTAGTCGAAGCCATCGCGGGAGCGCCGCACGTAGCCGCGGGAAACGATTTCTCGCTGCCCACACTGCCTCATCCGACTTGCGTGGCTTCCTATTCCGGCGCCGGCGGTTTAACGGTCTTCGCCAAGGCGCCAGGCGCGGATGGCAACAACATCGCGATTTCCGCAGCTTCCACCGCCTTCAGTTGGGACAACGGCAATCTTACCGGCGGTATCCCCGGCCCAAGCCAAACCGCTACGCTCCAGAGCGGGGGCTCGGGCACTGGAACCTGGATTTGGACCGAAGGCAGCGATACGATCAGCTGCACGCCGGCGCTGCCGAACAACGTGATCGCGGCCGTCACTTACTACCGCCTGGGCGTGGATATCATCGGCGTCGAGAATACCTCGCTCGCGCAGGCGAGAGCGGCCGTTGAAGGCGGGAGCGGCATTTATCAGGCGCTGATCGAAGAGGCATATAGCATTGATCCCGTGGCGAACGATCCCGCAGCCGCCATCGCCCGGGCCAATTCTCTGCTCGCGAGTTACGGCCTGCTGACGCAGACACTCACGTTTTACACCGATTCGGCCGGCTGGCAGCCCGGCCAGGCGCTCAAGGTGAATCTGGCACCGCCCTTCGATTCGACGCTCAACGGCACCTGGCTGACGTCGCAGATCGATGGCTCCTGGATTCCGGGTATGCCGGGCTGGCGCTGTCAGGTGCAGGCGATTGCCATGAGCCTCAATGGGCGCGCCGCTTCGCCGGACATGCGCGCCAATTCGCCGACGATCATTCCGCGCAAGGCGACCTGGCAAATGCTCTGGCAGCGCTTGGCTACCATCAATCCGCGCCGCCAGAAGCCCGGCGGAGGGCTTGCGGTCGTCGCCGGAACCTCGGCCGGAGGAGGCGGCGGCGGGGGCGGCGGAAATATCCCCGGAGCGCCGCCCGTGTCCATCGTTTCCGAGAAGACCTTGATGCGGCAGGACGGCAAGTGGGAGGTCGATGTTACCTATAGGCGCAATGCCTCGGCTAATTCCACCAACTATCTCGGCGCGGCGGTCTATCTCGAAGATCCCGATGTATCGAGCGAATCGACCATTCCACTCGATGGGACCAGTGCGCTCGACGGCACGTCGAACCTGGGTGGCGATTGGGTGCCGATACATGTTACCGATTCGACCGACGACTCCTCGCCCGTTGCGGTCCTGGTCGACGCGAAGAACATTCAGCGCAATATCCGCATTTACTTCGCGGCTTACGGTCCCAACACCGCGCCGAATCTGGTGCGCGCCAATGCTCCCGGCGCCACGCCGAGCATTCAAGTATCTATCCCCGTCGAGCCGGGCGCTTATCAAAGCGGAGTTGAGTTTACTTGGCTCGTGAGCCAGTGCACGGTTGACGTGACCGATTACTTTGATCAGGTATCCCCGGACACCGGAGGAGCGCCGCCGCCATGCTACACGCTGCTCGAGAGCTATCTGCCGCCCGATCCCACCATCCCGCTGCCTGCGGGCCTGAGCGATTTCGCGGGCGTGCAAATCACCTACGAATATCTGAACCCCGATGGTACTGTCGCCTCACGAGTGGATGGGCCTTTCATCCCCAATGCGCCCTCGGGCGATATCGACGCCGTAACAGGCCGCGCGTTTGCCGAGTATCTGACCGGCGGCTATGCAGTCGGCGGCGGCGGTACCTTCAACGTCTATTTCCGCTCCCAGGATGTCAACGGGAAAACCAATACCATCGTCACCGGCGTGACGCCGATGGTGCAGGTCGAGGTCATCTACCCGCCGCCGAGCCAGATTTCAACACCAGACATCGCCAACTTCGTATTGGCCAATCCGCGGCACACGGTTTTAGGCGACGGCACGGATCTCGCGCAAATCGATGCGAGCTGGACCCCGCCGGATTCGGCGCGTTTCGCGGGCGTGCGCTTCTATGTCTTCAAAATCGGCAGTTCCTTCCTGAATCCGCCCATGCAGATCGGGCCGCAGCAAAGCGATAGCGTCTCGGCCTGTACGCTCTCGGTCAATAACTGGCCGAACGTGCCGCAGGCCTGGACCGTCGCCGCGATCGCGGTCGGCTACAACGGGCAGTTGAATGACGATCCGCATGGCCCCACGCATTCACCAACGCAGGTGTGGAACATCGGGCCGGCCACGACGAATAATCAAGGCGGCGATGCGCCCAACATCACGCTCGGCACTTGCGCGGTAACGCCCATCAACTCGACCTCAGCCGACGGCTCGCAGATGATCGCCTTCAAACTGGCGAACTGGGTCAATCCCGACCTCACCAATCCGGCCAACAACAATTGGGGAGGGATCAAGATTGCGCTGCAATTCAACAGTGATCCCGACGCGACGCATCTGATCTGGTACGACGTGCCGGACAAGAACGCGACCTCTTTCACCACGCCGCCGATGCCCATCATCGGCAATTTCCAGGGCCCGCAAACGGCGCTCACGTTCTACTTCGTGAGCAAGAACCAGCAGGGGCAGCTCAACGCCTGGAACCCGGCCATCACGCCCAATTTGAATTACTACTGGACGCCGACGTTCACGCCGGCGCCGGATGTGACCAGCTTCACGGTAGACGGCGCCGCATCCTCGACAGCAACGGATATCTGGCAACTCGACGGCTCATTTGTTGCGCAATCAACGTTCGCATGGAATATACCAACCAGCGCGCGCTATGCGGGCGTAGTGCTCTACAAAGTCGCCGTGGGCGGCATAGCCGCCAATCCTCCGGTGCGGTTGACCTCGCAGCAATCGAATGTCGATACCCACTTTCTGCTGCAAATTCCCACCATCCCTAATCCGGCGCAAACCTGGACCGTAGCCGCGATCAGCGTAGACGTGAACGGCGTTCTTTCGGATGACCCAAGCAAATACGGCGCGGGGCTGCATTCGCCCACGGTGACGTGGACCCTTGGACCTCCCGGGCCAGGCGGCGCAGGTACGGATTACGCCCCATTGGTCACGCTCGGCACAACCTCGGTGACGCCGACTACGAGCGTTTCGGGAGATGGCGTGGGAATGGTTTCTTTCGCCGTCGGCTCGTGGACAAACCCGACCAGCAACAATTTCGGACAGGCCGAGGTTGCCATGGTCATCAACGGCCAAGTCAACAACGCCGTGTATTGGAAAGTGCCCAAGGGCGCGACGAGCTTCACCACACCCGCCATGCCCTCGTTCGGCAACATCGGCGCGAACGTGCCAGTCGCGTTCTACATCTTGAGCGACAACCCGCAAGGGCAGCGCAACCAGCTTATCCCCGGCACCACGCCGGTCATCAACTACACCTATGTGCCGAGCGCGGGCGCCGTGATCCCAGCGCGGTCGGGATGGTTTAGCTCGGAGTTTAGTTGGCCGACGAGCGGCTCGTTTCAAGCGCAGCAATTCGCCGCGCAGAAAATCTATGTCGGCGATCAGTTGATCGTGGGCGGCGCTCCCACGAGCTTCGCGGGGCAGACCGGCGGCCTGAACGGGCAAATCGCCGTCAAGAAAGCGGGTGGAGCGCTCGTGGCATGGATGGGCGTGTCAACGCCGCAGACCGGCGAAGCGGGGCAAGGCGGCGTCTCAGGGATTTACGGCGCATGGTTCGCGCAGCTTTATGTGGGCGCGGATTCACCGCTGCATGCGCCGGTTTGGATCAACAACGCCGGAATCGTGATGATAGGCGGCATCGATTCTTATACGACCGATCCCTCGACCGGGCAACCGGCGAATCACGCCGGGAGTACGTACCCCTACATCTCGATTCGCGATGCGACGGGCCTTGAAAAAGGGCGCATCGGCGCGAAGCTCAACGTCGCGAGCGGACAACCAGGCGATAACCTCGGCGGCTCGCCGCCGGGGATCACCGAGAGCGCATGGTTCACGCAGTTCGCGGCGGGCGGC